CTTCTGGAACTTCAAATGTACTCTTCTTTCCATTCTCGTTGACGGTAACAGTAAGTTTGCGTCCCTTGATAATGTTCGCTTTGGATTGCGTTTCAAGTTCCTTTTCGTCCAAACGCTGACGCTGAAGTTCCATTTTCCTCTGTTCAATGCAGGTCGGATCATTGGGACCACCACACGCTTCCACTGCCTTTTCCTTTGCTTCACGCTCTTCGTCTTTGGTCAACTTAACTTCACCTCCCACCTGAAGCATAGGAATAAGACCAGAATCCACGGGAACAGAAACATATCCATCCGGGGTTACTTTGTTCTGAAGACTGGAGAGGACATTCACTCGCCCGCGTTCGTCTCCAAGGTATGCGGATTCAATTGTGATTCCCATTATTGTTATGATGCGAACACAAGATTACCCAGACCAGAGACGATGCGGAAGAAGTTGAGAGACTCTACGTAGACCCCGGCATTGTAGGTGAATGTAAAAATCACGTTGTCGTTCGTCTGAACCACAGAGACGACTTGAGATGGGTCGTAGAGACTAATCTGTCCTGCCGGAATGATAGTGGGATTCGGACTAAACAGCGTGGAACGGAGTACACACACTACGGAGGTGTTGGAGGATGCCATTGCTTCGGGAAGAGGTTGCTGTAGATTGAGTCGCAGAGTTGCCTTGTTAAAGGCGCTTCCGTTCAATGCACCGGAGGGTTGATACTGATCGTGGTCCAGAGCAAAGGAATACATGTAGACACCCGGAAGTTCAGGGATGATTCCTGTGGTATGACGATACATCTGAAGGAGCGAGAAGTACGAGACTGGTTTGGTTTGGAATCGTTCCTTTCCGTCCAGAAGCAGAACAGCATCTGCGATCGTGTCTCGGGGAAACACAGAACTCACCTGTTGCTGTCCAGACGTGTACAGATTGGTCTGGTATGCAGTCGTCATTTCATCATACGGCGCAACCGAACGATTCTCCCAGTTCGTATAATTGTCCCAATCGTTTACATCAATGCGGTCGGACCGCTGAGACGCAAAGACGATTCGCGTAACCAAATTGAACAGCGGAATGTCCAGATCACTGTTTGCTCCAAACTGACCCTCCTTGTTCACGTATCGTACGGTCTTTACCAACGTCGTTGTGTCTGCCCGAGCAATCTGATTGAGTTCCATTTCGGTAAGGTAGATGAAATTGCCCTCAATGTACGGATCGGGATAGAAGGTGGACAGTCCGGGATTGGTCGGGGTTCCATCCACCAGAGGAGGAGAAAGGAAAAGTCCAATCTTGGTGTAGTCATCTCCCGTAGGTTTGATGCGAGTTCCGTAGGTAGCAGTGTTGGCGCGGTTGACGTCAATCACCGTATAAAGATCGTTGAGAGGTCGCAGAGTCACATTGATGTAGACCTCTGAGTTCTGAAGTGCAACAAGTGGAAGAACCTGGCCCGGGTTCTCGCAGAACCAGAAATGCAGCGGCACAACGAGTTGACGACTACGAATGCTCGGTTCAGGAACAGACGTGAGTGGTCCTGTGGCAGGAATGGCCGAACCTGTGACTGCGTGGGGGTACTGTCCCTGGCGATCATAGGCATTGGCAGGATCATAAATCGCGGGGACATTTCCCACCATCTGGTCCACAATCACGCGCTTGTTGCGATCGTGGGTCATATACGAGTACATCTTCAACCACTCGCCACGCAAGCGCTGAATCGTCTGTCCGTTCATCACCAGATCCACGTGATCAATCATGTTGTACCCGATGTTTTCAATCCACTGAAACTCATATCCAAGAGCATTCGCACCTTCTGTGGTCTGGTATCCAGAGGGAAGATTTCCAACACCAACAACTTTGAGGGGTGACCAGATGTCTGGTAGAGTAAGAATCAGATACGTATCGTGAAGAAGTTGCGCAAATCGATCCACGCGACAGGACAGTGTCCTCGTCTGTGTTGTGGAAAACTCTAGGTTTGAACTCGTGAACGACATACGAATGGATTCCATGGCAAAGTTCGTATGACGCCGATATACTGCCCGAAAATGAGTCATGGAAGGATTTCCATTGACTAATTCATTTTGAGCGCCCACGCCGACCAGTTGAATCAAACCACCGGGCATTTGTATTACTGTCTTAACTATTTTCTTCTATCAAAGCGAGAAAGCGTATATAAATTGCAAGACCGGTTAATCCTAAGATGCACTGGACACAAACCGGGATGGGAGACTCCATACTTTTATCCAACAATTCCTGCATGGATGCTAAGGGGCAGAAGACGGGTCTTGTGTATGTCCTTGGTGTTCACAACTGTAAAGGTACCCGGAGCACCACTAGACGCCTCACAGGTGGTACAAAAATTGGTATACCTCGCAGTTCCTGGAACGGATCCCCAAGCAGATGCTGTGGGGGCGATAAATCGCTGACGTGTCGTCGCAGTGTTCGCAACAACGGACAGATAGATACTCGGGCGCTCCTGTTCCCGAGGGATAGGGGTGCTGTAAAACGTGGAGGCAATGATTTGACGCTTGCGCATCGTAAGATAATCCTGTGCGGAATTCACCTGCATTGTTTTATGGAGACATGTTATTTATAGATGAGGGTTCTAAAGTATACAAATGCGATTTGTCCTCGTGAGCACGCACACTGATCAGACGATTGGTTACTCAAAGGTCGCATACAATCTTCTCAAGCAACTGGCAACTCTCGCCCCTCGTGTCAAGACTTTCCACTTTGGATTTCAGCGCCATCCGAGCGCAGGTGGAATGCGCAAACTCCCGTCTGGAATCATTCAGTACGATGCGGCGGCAAATGAGGATCCGAAGGAGGAGGGATTCGGATTCAACAAGATCAACGAGTACCTGGATATGGTGAATCCGGACGTCGTGATGATCTATAACGACCCTCTTATTGTGAACAAGTTCATTGAGGCAATGAAGCACGATAGGAATACTGCCCAGTACAGACTCTGGGTGTATCTGGATCAGGTCTACGAGGGAATTCCCCAACCCCTGGTTGAAAACATTCGCACGCATGCGGATCGTGTGTATTGTTTCACCGATATCTGGCGTCAGCGTCTTACCAAGTACGGATCGTTCCCCGATCTTCGTGTTCTCGAACATGCGGTAGATGCAAGTGTGTTCCACAAACTCCCAACGGATGTTCGCATCACAGTACGTAAGTCAATGAACATCCCCGCCAATGCCACGGTGTTTCTCAACGCGAATCGTAACAGTCAGCGCAAGCGACTTGATCTTACGATCCAGGGATTCGTTCGCTATCTCAAGAAGAATGAGAACGCCTATCTCGTCCTCGTGACTGGAGTGAACCCGCAGGCAGGAGCGTATTATGATGTTCAGCGAATCTTCCTGCGTGAACTTGAACTGCAGGGGCTTTCTGAACTCATGTTTACTCGTCTCGTTCTCGTGGACACGTCGCAGAACATGATCTCCGACGAAGGAATTAACCAACTCTACACTGCATCAGATATTGGTATCAATACGTCTGATGGAGAGGGATTCGGTCTCTGTCAGTTGGAGCACCTCTATACAGGCGCGCCTCAGATTGTGACGGATGTTGGAAGTTACCGCACGTTTCTAGATGAGACGGTAGCAACCATTGTTCCAAAGAAGTTTGATACCTATTTCGCAGGAACTATGCCAATGGGTAGTTGGTCTCCGATGTTTTCTCCGGAGGATCTCTGTTCTGCTATGGAGGTCACTGTCGCGAACCTCGCAGAGATGAAGACGGCAGCAGAGAAGTATACGTTCAAGACTTGGTCTGCGGTGTGTGATAATTGGCTGGAGGATGTCCTGGAGGTTTAAACAAGAATCCACTTGATTTGGGTTGGTGCCGTACGAACACCGACTCGTAATAAGCGATTGTTATCCTCAAACGCTTGGTTATCAAAGAGGTCGCCCGTTGTGGGGTCAAAGTAGAAGACGATTCCTTTCACAGAGACCTTCTGAAGACGACGATGACGTTTCACCGTGTTCCTGCGCACGGTTTCGTCTGTATCTTCCGTTCCGATACTCGGTTTGAATGCAAGGTCTTCGTTCGTAGATGTGCTATCAAAGCGCATGCAAGAGGTAACAGGTTGGTCGCGACTATGAAGTTTCCGATGAACTTCGCAGTCGACGGCAGATTGTTTCAGAATGTTGGAAATCCGTTTGTTCACCACTTCCTTCTCGTAGGAAATCTCATAGAGATACTCGTCTGTGGACATGAAGGTTTCCACAGGATCCTTCTCATACTGCTTCATCACCATATCGGTACGGCGAACAGCAACGACGTTACTCGCTTCCTCGGTGGACTTTGCCTGTGTATCGGTAAAGACACTCACATAGAAACTCACGCGCACTGTACGCTCTTCCATTGGCAGTCCTGCATGAGAGCAGATACGAACGGCACGTCCAATGACCTGTTCGTGACGAGCAGGATTCCAGTGGGGTTCCATGATGTGAACGTGACGGACATTCAGAAGCGTGATACCTTCTGCTCCCGCTGACGATGCCATGAAGAGACACAGGAGTTTCTTGGGAAGAGACTCTACCGCATCTTTGAGGGAAGGAGGAAATCCAGGTTCGTACTGACCATTGAAAATCTGACGAAGCAGTTCACGCTCCACATCATTCTCACCCGTCCCTCCAACGAACATGGCATATGCAGGTTTCTCGGGGTTCATTTCACCATCCACCGTCCACTGACCCGTGTCTCCCTTCTTAATCCGGAATCGCTGCCATCCACTGTGGTCCAGAATTGCGCTCATTAACCCAAGACCTTCGAGCGATTGGTACTGCGAATACAGGAACTGATTCTTCCATTTGTCTGCGTTGATACTTTTGAGGATTTCCAACATCTTCGGACTGAACTGTTTCAATGCCTCTTCGGATAGATACCGGTCGGGTTCTGCACGCAGTTTCTCCAGAATGAGTTCTTTGGACTTTGTCAGGATGCTTGAGTAGACGGACTTGCTCAGTTTCTCGCCTTCTTTTAGGGTTTCAACATACTCCGCCTTTGCCTCCTCTTTTGCAAACGCACGCATGTCGGGAGGAATCGCATAGTTACATGCTAACCGAGAGTTCACGCGATAGGACTTCATTTCATTGTCGGATGTCCCAATGGTTGCCTTCTTCTTGTTTGCCTTGATTTCGTCGAATCGAGCAGTCAGATAGAAGTTGAATTGTTGACTGGACATCTCCACCTTGTGAAGCATCTTGTCTGTATCCACGACCTTGGGAAGCATGCGGTCATCGGCACCCTTGAAGTAAGAAACCAATCCCTGGATACGCCGAGAGAGCATCCCTGGGTTTTTGATCTGGAGTCCTTCCAGGAACGTCGCAGCAAACTCTTCAAAGTCTGTCGGCAGACATTCCAGTTTCTCTACCGTTGTACGCTCTGCTGCAAGTTCCGCACCACCGACCCCCGTTTCAAATTCCGACTTCCAACTGTTCACCCAGTCGACTGCGAGTTCTATGTGCGGCATGTCCGGCGTGTACTGAACCGCAATTCGTTCACCGTTCTCGTTGTAGACGGTACGGAACTTCTGAGGGTTGCGAGTCACGAGCAAGTACTTCTTCAGTGAATTGAACTCAATTGTATCAATATCGGGGATCGCACGCAACACATTCTTCATCTTCTCTTCGTCCCACGTCACGATAGACTTGACGGGAATCACATACCGTTCAATCGGACCACGGAGAAGGTTCATCAGGTACGCGATTTCGTTGGGACGGTTGATGACGGGCGTACCGGAGAGGGCGACCACTTTGCAGTTAGTTGCCGTGTAGAGTCGCTCGTAGAGTTTTCCTGCAATTTCGGATTCGTTGATGACTCGCGAGATGAAGTTGTGGACCTCATCAATGATAACAACGCTGTCCGAATACGGATTAGTGCCATCCTCAGGGACATACTTTGCTATGTTGCTAGAGGACAATCCATTGTAACTAATGA